GGAACCCTAGTGCGTCTGTCGGTGACGAAAACCCACGCAGGAGCCGGTGCCATTTATCCGGTTGTCTATCTCAAGCAGACGCTTACATCAGATGTGGATGTCTATGTGGCAAGGGGCCAGGCGGAAGTCGGTGCTCGTGCAACCTCTTGGATAGAGACAACAACCGCTCCTGTCACACGCGCAGCCGCCGCGCCAANGCTTGTGCAGGGGGCGGGCTCCCTCCCATTNCTGGGAGCGACCAACGGCGANGAGGTGACAGCCGCTATNACGTGGAACGCCGTTCCAGATGGGACCGCCACCGAGCGGATGCTGTGGACGCTTCAACGTGAGGCAGATCACAGCGTGAATGACAATAACCGTATCGCGTTGTTTTATGGCACGGACAATATTTTGTATTTGGGCGTCCAAGATACCGTGTGGCGCGGCGGCGTTGATGTTGGCTCGGGCTCCGATGATGGCGGACAACACACCGCCATCGTCTACGCCAATCGGCTGACCGGGGACATTTCTCTGTCTATTGACGGGGCTACCGCCGTGACGGCCAATAAAGCCGGACAGATGCCGACGGCACTTGAACGGACTCTTTTGATGCATTCCAACAACGGTACGCCGTTTCGTCATTCTGGTGGGCTGCTTGAACAGATAACGTCGGCCAACGGGGTGTTGAGCTGGTGAGCATTCATTCTATTTCCAAAGGAGGCCGGTAAATGGCAGTTGTCCACATAACCCAATATGACGCTATGGGGGTAGACGGTGCAGGCAATATTCTGCCCGGTTATCCGTCACAACCGCTTGCGCCTGCCACAAAGGTTGATGTAACTGCGCTGGCGGAGGTTGTNATCCTTCACTCGGATACGCGGTTCCTCCGCATTTGGGGAGAGGCAGCTATTGAATGGCGTGAAGGCGAGGATTCCCTCAATACGGGCAATTTCACCGCTCAATCTGCCATTGTGGAAATGACCGTGCGTGTTCCTCCGCCTACTAAGGATGCAGATAGAGAGAATATCTCGCGCAGTGTATCCGTTCGGGCAACGGTTGCACNGTAGTGACTGGGACTAAGGCTCAAGATCACAAAATCACGCAGAAACAAGAGGCTTTTGCCAGGAAGTTTGTGGAATTAGGTGANGCCTCCGCAGCCTATCGCGCAGTCTATGACGTGAGCGAAAACTGCAAGCCCACAACAATCTGGGTAAATGCTCACAAGGTGCTCGCAAACGCCAAGGTCGCGCAAAGGATAGAACAACTCCAATCTAGGCACCGAAAACGTCATGAAGTGACAGTGGACAGTCTGACCAAAGAACTTGAGGAAGCCAGAGAGTTGGCCCGAGGAGAAAAGCAAGCAGGGCCTATGGTTAGTTCATCAATGGGTAAGGCCAAACTGCATGGGCTGGGAGTTGAAAGGGTTGAACACACGCTGGGTGATGATGTTCTAACAGCGCTCCAAGGCGCAAGATCACGTGTCAGCAAAAAGAAAGACTAACCCCGACCTGGAGTTGGCCCAAGACATTGCTGAATATTACGCAGACCCACTGGGGTTTGTGATCTATGCCTTTCCCTGGGACACTGAGAAATCCATACAGATGGTGGAACTCAAAGAGCCCTGGGCCAGCCGGTTTAATTGCACATATGGCCCTGATGAATGGGCCTGTAAGTTTCTGGATGATCTAGGGGAACAGATAGCTGAACGCGGGTTTGATGGCTTTACCGCTGTTGACCCCATATTGATGGCCGCCGCCAGTGGCCACGGGATTGGCAAGAGCACGATCTGTGCATGGTTGATCATGTTCATTATGTCAACGAGGCCTTTTGCCAAGGGCATTGTGACGGCAAACACGAGTGATCAGCTCAAGACAAAGACATGGGCAGAGCTTGGCAAGTGGTGGCGAATGTCCATCACGCGACATTGGTTTGATTACAATTCGGGCCGGGGCTCTATGTCCCTGTCCCATAGAGAGCATAAAGAGACGTGGCGGGTAGATGCTCAGACCTGCCGGGAAGAGAACTCAGAGAGTTTCGCGGGGCTTCACGCGGCTAATTCAACGCCGTTCTATATCTTTGATGAGGCCTCGGCTGTACCTGACAAGATCTATGAGGTTGCAGAAGGTGGAACGACCGACGGCGAGCCCATGTGGTTCGTCTTTGGCAATCCCACGCGGAACACGGGGCGTTTTAGAGAGTGCTTCCGCAAGTTCCGGCACAGGTGGAAAACTTTAAGGGTTGATAGCCGTGATGTTGCGATCACGAATAAGGACCGCTTGCAAGGCTGGATTGATGACTATGGAATTGATAGTGACTTTGTAAAGATACGGGTGAAGGGTGAGTTCCCCTCGGCTAGTTCCAAACAGTTCATCGCTGAGGTGGATGTAGATGCGGCCTTCGGGAAGCACCTTAGAGAGCCTCAGTACAGTTTCGCGCCGGTTGTGATCGGTGTTGATCCTGCCTGGACAGGTGATGATGAGTTTGTGATTTATAAGCGCCAGGGTCTCTATTCTGAGATGCTGGGCAAGTATGAGAAGAATGACAATGACATTGAAATGGCGCAGATCATTGCGCGGTTTGAGACGGAACATAAGGCGTCAATCGTCAATGTTGATCTTGGTTATGGCACGGGCATTGTCTCTGCGGGCACGACGATGGGACGTAGCTGGAATCTGATTTCGTTTGCTGGCAAGTCCTCAGACATGGGCTGTGTCAATAAGCGTGCTGAGATGTGGAAGGACATGAGGGATTGGCTCAAGGGTGGTGGGGCAATTCCTCCTGATGATGTGATGAGAACGGATCTGACGGGTCCAGAGACGGTGCCTAAGCTTGACGGCAAGATACAGCTTGAGAGCAAGGAAGACATGAAACGCCGGGGTATCCCCTCTCCTAACCGGGCAGATGCTTTAGCGCTTACCTTTGCAATGCCGGTGTTGGACGATAGCTTTAGTGAGGCGAACCATGCAGAGCATGATTTTGACCCTTACGCCTAACTAACTAACGGACTTTTTGAACTGACAGCCCTCGCGGATCACTCGCGGGGGTTTTTCTATGGGGGAAGCCATGAAGGCTCTCGTTGTGTTTTGCGACAATAATGACCACCCGCTCTCGCGCTTTCTTAAGCCGGGCTACCGACACGTTATGTGTGTAGTTCAGACGGATGCAGGTTGGGTGCGTATTGATGGTGCTCGGGGCATTCCAAATGTCCAGGTAGAGGCGCCTGGTTCACTTGATCTTGCCGCATACTATCGCAAAGAGGGATTTGAGGTGCTTGAGGTGTCTCAAGGCACGTCGGCAAACCCTCTCCCGCTCACCTTGAACAATTGTGTTGGCATGGTGAAAGCTGTGCTGGGTGTCCGCTCTTGGTCGATAACGCCNCATCAATTGTATCGACATTTACGAAAAGAGCGTTCCTCGCTGAAGCGGGCATCGTTATTCAGTAGGGCCTGGTTGCCTGGATTCGGCGGAGGGGCACCCGCGCCGCCTGATCCTGTAACACCCCCGCCACCACCCCCTACCCAAGTGAATGAAGGCACACGCCGTGCCCGTGAGGATGAGCGACGCCGGGTTTCTTCCTTGCGCGGCGACAAGTCCACACTGCTTACCGGCGGTCGGGGCGTATCAGGCGGGGCAAATATCGGTCGCGTCACCCTGCTTGGGCAGGGCGGCTGAGTATGGAGAAGATTATACCGCCCCACACCTATCTGGAGCTGCGTCTTTCGCAGATGGAAACGGAACGCTCCTCTTGGATGTCTCATTGGCGGGAGCTGGTTGACAACTTCTCACCGCGTCGAGGTCGGTTTGATGCTTCCGATAAAAACAAGGGCAATAAGCGCAACCACTTGATCAACAACACACCGATATTTGCGCTGCACACCTTGCGGGCCGGTATGACGACGGGGCTCACAAGCCCTGCGCGACCCTGGTTCCGACTACAACCNCCAGATCCCGCGATGAACGAGTTTGCACCGGTACGTGAATGGCTCGATGCAGTTGAGAAGCTCATGTATCGGGTTTTTGCTGCGTCCAACCTCTACAAGGTTTTGCCGCTGATTTATGAGGATGCAGGGTGTGTCGGCACAGCGGCCATGATCCAAGAAGAAGACTTCCACACCATTACACGGTTTAAGGCCTTCGCGGTTGGCGAATACATGCTCGACACAGACGGGCATGACCGTGTGGATACGTTTGGCCGAAAATACCAGATGACGGTGAAACAGGTCGTTGACCGCTTCGGGTACGACAAGGCGTCTTCTTCCACGCAGAGCAACTATGACAGCGCGAATTACCTCACAAAGGTGAATGTTCGCAACATCATCGAGCCTGTGAAGTCTTACGAGCATGAGACACTCAAGCTTCCTGACGATTTCAAGTTCCGGTCTGTGTACTGGGAAGACAGTCAGAGCGGTAGCAATGAGTTTCTAGAGGTCAAGGGCTACAAGGATTTGCCTATCCTCGCCCCTCGGTGGGACGCCAAGGCCGGTGATACCTACTCTTATTGCCCTGGGATGACAGCTCTGGGCGATGCGAAGTCGCTTCAGGTGCAAGAGCGTGAGTCTGGGAAAGCCATTGCAAAGATGGTGTCGCCTCCAATTGTGGCCCCTTCAAGTGCCAAGAATGCCCGCATTAGCCTGCTGCCGGGCGCTGTGAACTTCGATGACGATCAAAGCAAGGTCTTCCGCGAGCTTTATCACGTCAATGTCCGCACGGGTGAGCTTGAAGACAAGATCCAGAAAACAGAACGCCGCATTGATAAGGCCATGTTTGTCGATCTGTTCTTTTCAATTTCCAACATGGAAGGCGTCCAGCCCCGCAACATTATGGAGCTGGCAGAGCGCAAGGAAGAGGGGTTGTTACAACTCGGCCCTGTTCTTGAGGGCATGTATGACGATCTGATTGACCCTTTGATTGATCGGACATTCAACATGTTAGTGCGTCTCTCTGAGCCGGGTTGGCGCGGTATGGGGCCAATGATGTTGCCCCCTCCACCTCAAGAGTTGGCTGGTCAAGAGCTAAAGGTGGAGAAGATTTCGCCTTTAGCTCAGGCGCAGAAACTAGTGTCTACCGGTACGGTTGAGCGCTTTGCGGGCTTTGTCGGGAATGTCGCCAATCTCAACCCGGCGGTGCTCGATACCGTTGATTGGGATGAGATGGTGACCGGCATGGCTGATGACCTTGGCGTTCCCACCAAAATCACGCTGTCTGACGAAAAGATCGCCGCCATTCGTGAGGCGCGCGCACAGGCAGAGCAACAGCAGTCCATGCAGCAAAACGCGGACGCTGTGGTGAATGCGGCCAAGTCCCTTGGGGACACACCCACGACGGGCGGCAACGTCTTGAATGATGTTCTGGGAGTGGGCGGATGACCGACTATTCAGATCCCAAACAGGTTCAAAAGCAAAACAAAAAGATCTCGGCACAGCGCGATGTCGAGATTGAGGAACTGCGGACGGTCCTTGCGACGAAAGCAGGCCGGAACGTCATGCGACGCATTCTTGCAGAGAGCAAGTTTATGGGCGGCAACACGTTCACCGGCAACTCCACGACATTTTACAACCTGGGCCAGCGTCAAGTTGGCCTCTGGCTCTATCAGGAAATTCTTGCGGCAAGTCCACGGGCTTACCTCTCGATGATTGAAGACGACATTTCAGATTTAGAGGAACAAGACAATGGCTGACGAAACAGCACTGGGTGGTGCATCANTCACAGAATCCACCGAGACAACTGGCACGACAGTAGANGAGACCACCGGAGCCCCGGTTGAGGGTGTGACGGAGGNCAAGATGGCTGTGGAAGGTAAGACCGACACTACCGCAGCCGAAAAGACCGCTGACGAAACAACCGCAGAATCCAAGGACACCAAAGGTGACGAGGAAGACG